ACAACGAACTTCGTGGTCAGATTCTTTCTAACCGTAGATTAGAATTTGAGCTTACAAGATTAACTAAGTGCGGAGAAATGGCACAAAAAGGTATCTCCTTCGCATCATGGAGTCCATACTATCGTCTGTGTCAAGATGTTGTAGTGCAAAATAAAAACGCTATCGCACCACATGTTCATCAAATTCCCCGAAAGGTTTCTACAAAAGCAGAGGACTTAGGTCCTCCTATAGAAAAGAAATAATTACTTCTTCTTTTTGGGTTGCTTGAGTTCAGGCAACCCTCTCTTTTCTCTATACTTATTGGCACGAACTTCACTCTGAGATAACTTAGGAGGTTCTTTTCCCAGTGCCTTCTTAATCTTTTTGATTATCTGTTTGACGATTGGTTTGACAATCTTCAATAAGAAAGGTGTTGCGGTTGCTGCAGCAGTTGCGATGACAGTGATACCTGCTGTAGTTGTAACCTGTCCTACTGATGGGATTGCTTTAATAATTTGATCAGGTATTTTAAGATCTTCTTTGATTGCAACACACTGCTTTTCAACTAGTCTATACTCTACAATTTTTTTCTTACCAGCATCGGTTAACGTGCCAACAGGTGCTTCAATCTTCTGCACTTTTGTAGGGCACTCAGGTTTATTATCTGTTTTGGGAACCTCTGGTGTTTTAGTCTCTGGAGGTTTAGGTGGTGCAACCTTTGGGGGTTCTACTTTTTTTGGAGGAAACTTTAATTTATCTTTGTTGTAATCAATAGGATTAAACGATGGCACACCAGAATCGCAGAAGACCTTCACACCTCTAGGGTCATCGATCTTCAGCGACTCTTTGTTTCGTTCATGTGCTTCAACACACCCAGGTATATTAATGATAGGAACACCAATCTGACTTGTTACTGGGGGATTGGGAGGAATGACCGTAGGTGCTTCCTTCAACCATTCTGGAGTGTATACCCTAGGGATCTGCTGAACGCCGATCTCCCTACGAGGTATATCAATCTTTGGTATCTCCATCCTCACAGTCCTCACTTAATTCACTAGCAATTTCACCGCCAACCTCAGCACCTTTATCGGATCCGAAGATAGCAACCAGACCGCCTAGAACGGGTCCTACGAAGGGTATGCCTGTGACATAACCAGCAGCAGCGGCACCCATACTAGCGCCGACCACACGTCCTGTTTGTTCGCCACCGCCCGTTGCCTTGATACACGCGACGTTGGCGGCACTCATCTTTCCCTGAGAATTCTTCCCCAGGTGCCGAGCACCATCCATAGTATATTCTTCTTTGAAGGTTACAACAGATTTACCACCGATACCGAAGAATCCATTCTTCTTATCGACAAACTTTTCAACCTCCATGGTTTTAGGATCATTGCCTTTGTAATCAATCTCATACCCATCACGACCAACCTTTGCGGTGTAAGATGAATATTCACCTACAGGTGGATTGATAGTCGGGAATGTATTGCGTCCAGCAATCATCCCAATCATACCAATGTGCCCAATGCCAAGAATGACACCGAGCCCACCTGCAAACCAGTGTAAGGGTTTCATTGTCCTGGTAGTTTAACGGGAACAGGCAAACTTGTCGCCTCAGGCATAGCTGAAGGAACTGCGCTGTCTAACATGCCAGGAAGTGCTCCTGTAAGCGCCTCTGTTGCCGCTGCAGTGATCTTCGCCTTAGCGGATTCGATCAGTGCATCTCTTTGAAAATAAACATAAGTCCCACCACCCACGATGCCTGCGACACCAGCGAATGATAGGACTGCTAATACGTTAATAATTTTCTGCATGGTATTACATTTTGTAAGTGTCATCTGTAGTGATCTTAAGCGGTGCTTGTTCAACTTTAATAGTTTGAACAGGACCACTAGACTTTGCAGCCTCGATCAGTTTCTCTAAATCCGCTTTAGTGATACCACCAGCAGCAGCGGCAGCACCGTTAGCACCATTCATTTTCATGGTGCCATCGCCAGATTTCTTTGCTGTCTGAACCCCGAACGTAGCTAAAACCCCAGTGAACACGGAGGCTATGAAGGTCGGATCGAGATCTTGTTCAGGAAACTGAAGTGCTTTAGGAAGATCTACATATGCCAAGGTCAAGATGCCACCAGACCATATCAAAATTCCTAACCTTACAAACGTAGATAATATCGCTAGTTGCTCTTCCTTATCTTCAGATGCCTCTTTGAGTTTACCAAAGATACCTTTCTTTTTAGGTTCTTCTTGTTTTACTTCTTCTGGCATTCGTAAAAAGCGTGGCAGCTCTATTTAGGAATCTGTAACTTGACGTTTCTTACCGATGTTATACTTAGACTCAAGAGTCCACTCAGATTTTTCTTTGTATGCAATAACTTTAATTTGACTCAATGGAGCAGCATCTTTAACTGCATCTTCTTTGACAATCTCCACCAGTCCCCAGTCAGACAGCAACTTAATAATACGGTTGCGTCTCTGAACATCATTCTCGGACAGGTTTGCCTTCTTGCCATCGAGTGCGAATAATTCTTTGAAGTGAACAATATAATACTGTCCCTTCTTATGAAGGATATGGCATGATTGATATAACTTCTTTTCCTTTCTAGAAGCTACACCGATACGGGTAAGAGTTTCACGCACCTTTAGAAAGTCATCTGGTTCTTTCAGATTAACTTCTACCATATCATTTTTATTCCACTGAACTTCTTTAAGTTCCGTCATCTGTTCTTACCTCCTCGGTTCAATTTATCCTTAATGTAATCTAACTGTGTAGGAGATAGAATCCTCAATGCTTGCAATGCCTTCTCGGTTGAGTAACCGTAGTATTGCTTGACATACTCTAGATCTTTCACCTTTTGTTTTTTGCCCCATGGAGAAAATCTCTTACGGGACCTGACGGTATTTATAAAGAAATCATATTGCAATTTCTTGTCTAGGTGAGGATGCATATTCATTTCATTAGCAAGCATCACAGTATCCATGTGATATGCAAGACACTTGTTAATCACATAAGGAGGATAGTTCTTTTCCCAACCAGGATCCTCATCCTCCATCAAGTTTTTCTTTGTTAGATTAATAGTGTTTAGATAATCCTTTAGAGGATACCTTTCATCATACGACATAATTTAGGAGAAGAAGTTCTTTACGGGATTGTTGTTCTTGCATGTATTCACCGACACTTCGCATGGTGTAGGTATGATCATACTCATAGGGTTTCCAATCGATAAAGCGAGACTTGATCAAATTAGAAGAGTTATAGGAGACCATCTGATCACATTGTGCTTTATCACAATCGTAAAAGAATTTATCGTGATCGAATCCTCTATGCATGTTACCCATCTTACCATAGAGATTTGTCTTGATATCGTATGGGGGATCTAGATATACAAAAATATCTTTCTCGTCAGTCAAAAGTTGCTCATACGGCAGGTTAGTAATTTGCCATTTTTTAATGAGTTGCCCATAGTAGGGGAGTTTCTCAATTCCTCGCATACTAAAGTTGTTGTCTGACGCCTGCTTGCTGAACGAGGAGGACTCAGAGAGACCAGAAAAAGAGCACTTGTTAACAATATAGAAACTGACAGCACGAGCCGTAGCATCAGTCCTTCGGGGGTCTTGTCCAAGATACTCTTTGGATTCCAGAAAGAGAACTTTCGCTGAACTGGGATCAGGGTGCCTTTGTTTAAGTTGGACAAGTTGGTTCTTAATTTCATCAGCATTCAACTGGAGTTGCTTCCAGAACGTATAGAGCGGTTCATACAGATCATTCACCCAGATATCTAGATGAGGATACATCTGTGTAATGTAGAGTGCTACAGAACCACCACCAAGGAAAGGTTCACGAAACTCTTTATAGTCAGAAAAAAGTGGAAAGTATTGTGCCATCTTTTTAACGGCGCGAGACTTTCCACCAGGATAACGAAGGGGGGTTTTCAAAGAGGTCATTTCAAAGTTTGAGTGAGTTCAATAAGAGACTGTGACATCGCACGATATCCAGTTCCAATATAAATTTGTCCTGCAACTACTGCGACTGTTGCAGCACCCCAGAACCAGTAATACCATTGTGATTTAACTTGGTGTCTTACGTCCATAACAATTCTAAAATAATAATTCTAAAGGAGTCGGTTCGGGTTCAGGTTCGGGTCCATCATATTCGGTAGAGTAATATGATCCATCTATGTGCTGTTGTTTATGCTCAAACATACAACAAAGATCGTGATGAAACTTACGATGGCAGTTAGGACATAATACCACACATTTATAAAGTTCAGCTTGAAGTTTCATTGGCGATGGGTGTTGACCAACATATGTTCCAATACGTTTGTTCTTTGGATCCATATCATTGACATGATGCCATTCGTAAATATCGAAAGTTTCTTTAATACCACAAAATTGACAACATCCACCACGTCTCATAAATTCATCGTAAACTTGTTTCTTTCCTCTTTCTACTCTTCCCCTGTGTGATTCATGCTCCAGTTTTTGTCTTCGTGTAGGATTTTCTGTTTTAAGTTTTTGCCTAGTAAGTTCTGTATATTTTTTAAGGGACATATTAATATATTAATTGTATATTAGATTACTTGAATTCGCACTCCAACATAATTTGCGTAAGGCAGGCAAGAAGATTAATCTCCTGGT